GCACACAGGATGTCGACGATCTTCTTCTCTTCGGTGCGGGTCGCGCCGAAGGTACCCATCAGGTAAATCTGATACGGGTGCGAAGAAAGATCACGACGCTGCGTGACGTTGGACATGATGTCATTCCAGACGCCCAAGTGCATACCGGACGGCACCCACACGGGGCAACGACGGTGGCTCGAGGAGGTCGGGAGACGCTCGGTGTGGATGAAGTTAATCCCGAGGAAGCGGGTCACCTTGCCATCCTGCAACACAGGCGCGCCTGTGTTGAAGTCGTCAGAGGTCACCTGAAGCTGCCCAAGGAGATCATCGTGCTGCTCGGCCGAGATGGCGCAATACACCGGCTCGGCGTCGAGGTCGACTTCGTTCTCCATCAGGATGCGGCGAGCTTCGCGCAGCTTGTCCACCGTCAGACCCACGTTGCCAGCGGCAGCGTAGGTCACAGCAACCTGCTGCGTGGCCGTTGCAAAGGCGGTGTTCGTGCCGCCGGCCTCGCCAGTCTTGGCGGTGCCGTAGATCGCCGAGATGATGACATCGTCAATTGCGCGGCCCATCGCGTAGAGACCGTTCTGCGAGTAGGCAGACTGCGGGTCAGCGAGGAGACGGAGCTTGTCGAAGTTGTCGATCAGGTCGGCCCAGTCGTAGTCCTCAGGGAACACCCAGCGGCGGTCGTTCGGCGTGTTGACCGGGACGATCGGCTGGTAGCGGGTCGAGACAGCACGCGCCGAAGTAGCACCGTACTGCGTGACGACCTCGGACTGCTTGCCCTTGTACGAGCCAACCTGCACCGCGGAGCGCAGCTTGGAGCCCTTCTGCTGCAGAAGCAGCGAAATGTTTGTGCCGTACTGAACGGCATAAACGGATGCGATATTGTCGGCCATGATAGCCCTCCAGAAAACATGAAATGACGATGTTCTCGGATGGCTTGTCCGTTACCGGGGCCGAACCCTTGCCCGTTCCGCGCGGGCCGCGCGACCGTCTTTCCGGTTGTCAGCGGGGTCTTGCGACTTGCCCTGTCCTAGAAAAAACCCGGCGAGTCTCCCCGCCGGGCAGCTGGTACCTAGGAGAACTCGCTTCGGATGGTAACCACACCTCACTCGTCCGTCAACAGCTCCGGGTTGGCCATCCGCTGCAAGCGCATCATTTCTTCAATCGCGCCCTGCCGCACGCGCTGGTCGTTGTTCATGTAACGGCCCATGAACTCCTGATCGGCGAACATGCCGGCGATCTTGTTCTTCGCCTGCGCCGGGGTCATGGCCCCTGCCGCCGGGGTGTCGCTTGACACGAACGAGCCTTCAGCGAATGACGAACCGATCGAATGGAACAGTTTCATCACCTTCGCCGTACCGATGGCGCGTTCCATCGCGTCAAACGTCGCCTCATCGATGCCGGCCTCCTTGCTGAACTTGAGCACCGCCCGCTTGGCGAGTTCCTCATTCTGCGCGGCAGCTGCGCCCCATTCCTTCTGAAGCGCCTGGTATTGGGCCTCCGACTTCTGGGCGAAGCTGTCCCCCTCCATCTCAATCCGCTTGCTTGATGTCTCGTTCCACCATTCGGCAAGCCCTCGAGCTTGCTTGGCGGTCAGCCCGAGCTCGTGGAGCACCGGAGCGACCGACTGGGCGAACGATCCATCATCCCCCTCCGGCACAGGGAGCTCGTACTTGTCTGGGCTCTCCGGCCGTCCTAGACGGTTATAGATGGCATTCCAGCCATCCGCGTCGTCATCGGACTTGGGCGCGAGAATCGTGCGACCGGCCTTGTCAGCGCCGAACACTTTCTCGAGGTTCTGGTAAGACAGGAGCGCGTCAGCCGGTCCCTTCCACCCCTTCGCCTTGACCAGCTCGCCGAGCTGACCAGTCGTGGCGGGGTCGAGACCTTCCGGCGCGTACCACACGGGAGCCGCTGCCGGAGCAGTCGGGTTGCCTGCGGATGCAGACCCTTGATCGTCACTCATCGTCGAATTCCTCTTGCAGATTGGTCAAGGTCTTCTCTTCGAGGTGCAGCGCCTCGACAATCAACTGCACCACTTCTTGCCGGCCCACCATGCGGCCGACCTCGAACATGTCCGTGGCCCCGGTCTTGTCCAAAGCGACCGGCGGCTTGCCGTACTTTGCGAACCGCTTCAGGTGCGCCAGCACGATCTGAGCATCCTCGCTCAACCCGTTCGGCGTCGTGAAAAGCCGCTTGTAGGCGCGGGATCGGTGCAGCACTCGGCGCACCCGGGAACGAACCAGCGTGGCAAATGAGGGCATCACAAGTCCTTGATGTTAGGGATGATCAACGGCTTCCATTGCTTGTGATGCTCGCCGCCGCACTTGACGACGCCCTCGAGCAGCCCGTTGACCGAAGGGTGAGCGCAACCATAGCCCCATCCGTTCCAAGGGCAACACCATACGCAGCTGCGGCACTTCTCCGATACCTGCCATTGATCGCGGGTCTCTATCATTTTCTCAACTGCTCGATGTTGTGATAGACGACCGCAGCGCAAAGGCCGCACATAATAACGAACGCCCAGACCGGGATATGCTCAATGAACACCCAGAAAACGAGCACGACGACCGTCTTGGCAATGAAAATGCCGTTCATCACGCCGACGTAATCAAACAGCCAACGCAGCGCCGGATTGAGCTCTTTGCCGCCGCGCTCAAGAATCTTCAGCGTGGTCAGCGCATCGGCGTACTGCAAGACAATGAACAACCAGAGCAAGAACATCTTCATGCCGCCTTCCTCTTTCGCCGCAGCCATGTCAGGTAATCGGCCGCAGCGTCGATGTCATGCTCGACCCTGACAAGGCCGAGCTCGCTGGCCTGCGGGTCGATGATGACCGTGCAGCTGGGCGCGATCATGCGCGACGGCAGGCCGAGCGCGTCGGCGTAGGCATCGTTCGTCTTGTACGCGCCCAATTGCAAAAGGTGCGCCAGCATGCCGGTCGCGGGAATCCTTAAGAGCTGGTAGCCGCCGGTGTGCTTGTGGCCGCTCACGATGATGTGGTCGTGATGCGTGAGCGACGCCGCGCGCAGCTGGCCGTGCGACGGGTTCCACATGCTATTACCGGGCCAGTCGTGGCGGGCGGCGATCCTGACCTCGACGTTGTTCACGAATCGCAGCGCGACGCGCACGGTGTGGTCGCCGGTGAGCGTGACGCCGGCCTGCCGTTGAATCCACCGCAGCGGATCTCCGGTGCCGGCCCAATGGTCGTGATTGCCCTGCACCATGAACAGCCAGTCGTCGCGCAGCTCGGTGATGAGCCATTCGACGAGCTGCCACGCCTGCGCGGCCGTGGTCTCCTGCTCACCCCAGAGCCGGGCGAGACGGCCCACCCACTGATTCTGCAGGTCACCAATGCACGCCGCGTACAGGCCGTCGGTGTTCTGGATCGTGCGGATGTCGTGCTCGAGCTTTCCGAGGTCTGTCCCGTCATCGTCGACGTGCGGATCGCCGAGCAGCGTGATGCCGATGGGCTCGCTCGACTTGACGCGCACCGGGATCAGCTTGCGGGCCTTCGCCGCCTCGTCCTTGCGGGCGAATGCACTCTTGCGCCGGTCGATCAGCTCGCGGATGTCGATTTTGCCCGAGGGCAAGACCGGCATCTCGATCGACGCGAGTTTCTGCGGCTGCTCTTTCACCGGCGCGCCGAAGCGCTGCTGCTGCATGCGAGCCGGGTCATAGGTTGATTCGGGGACTGCGACGCCCGCGCCGACCAGCTTGTTGATGCGGTTCAGAAGCACATTGTTCGAGATGCCGAGCCTGCGCGCCGCGACGGCACGGATGCCGCCGGACTCGCGCAGGGCGGCGATGATCTGGTCGTCGGTGGCTTTGACGCGCATTCAGTCCTCGCGGGTGACCTTAATTCCGAGCGCCTTGCGACGCTTCGCGGTCGCGACGTCGTCTCGCATCGCGCGCCACTCGAGGTGACCGTCAACAAGCCGGATTTCTTCCTTGTGTACAAGACCGCAGTCGCAGCATTCGGTGTGAGTGTAGCCGCGGATGCGGTACCACTTACCGTCTTCGATCTGCACCACCGGCATTTTTTTCGGCATCAGAACAGTCGGGCCTCCGCAGCCCGCCTCCTTACCAGCCCCGGAAGAACCTTGCCGCCTCCGCGAATCCACTTGCCAAGCTGCACCTTTGCACCTGTCCAGTCCTGCGCGTCGATCCGTCTCCGCAGCGTGCTTGCCCGATACCGCCCAACGCCCAGGTTGTATGCAAAATCGGTCATCGCCGCCAGTGCGCCAGCGTTCCCGGCAAGCGTAGGCGACGCCTTCAGCACCCCGGCACCGTGGTTGTGCCTCAACTCATGCAGCAACCAACTCTCTGCCTCTGCCTTGGTGATCGGCGGGTGATCCTGCGTCACTCGTGTACCGTCCGGCTTGAAAACCGTGCCGTAACCGATCGTCCAGTACCCGGCAGGGCAGATGTATGGCCTCGACCTGAACCCTTCAAAGTGCTTGCAGATTGGCGCGGCGATTTCTACCGCGTCATCGAGTGCGCTCATACACGCGCCCGACAAACCAGAACGACAGGATCATGTTGAGCACCGCCATGTCGTCCTCGGCCCACATATTCAGCAGGACTTCCTTCCAGTTGCCGCCTTGCTCGAGCGCAATGCTGAAGGTCGCGATCTTCACCGCCGCGTAGGCGATCACGAACAGGTAGGTGACAAACGGCCGCACCAGTGCCGAGATGGCCGCGACCACCTTGCCCGCCGCCTGCGCCGTCGCGCTTTGCTCCTTGAATGCCTCGCCGATCGCCTCGACTTCGGCCATCGTCATCTGCGCCTCGGTCTGCCGCATCGCGATCTCGCCCTTCACCTGGGCAAACCGCATCTCGGCATCGAGCATGGCGAGCTCGTGCTTGCGCTCGTTCTTCTGGTCGAAGAACTTCAGCGCCTCCGGGGCAAGCCGCAGCAGGCCACCGAACACGCCACCGAGCAGCGCCTCCATCAGAGTAGCCCAACCGCTTTGGCGACAAATGCCGCCATCGCACAGACCGCCGCGGTCACCGCACGATCAACCCACTTGGCCGCTTCAGCATTTTCCGGCACCGACTGCTCGATCTTCTCTAGCCGGCGCTCCACCCGCTCAATGGCTTGGAATGCGCGCTCGAGCGCCTCAGCCGTCTGGACTTGGCTTTGCTCCACCAGCGCGAGCTTGGTGATCGCGTCGGAGAGCTTGCCGAGAGCGGTCTTGATCTCGCCAACGTCCTCATGCAGTAGGTTAAACCGAACCGCCAGAATGTCCGTATCGTTCGCCATGCGTTAAATCCCCGGGATAGCTCGGCGCGGTGCCGAGGCAGCGATCTGCTCGGCCTTGGCAAATCTCTCAGCGGCCTGCCCTGCGAGCGGAGCCGCGGCCAGAAGCTGCTGCATCTGCGCTGCTTCCTTTTGCGCCGCGTCCATCGCCTCAAGTTCATCGTCCGTGCGCAGCGCCTTGGCCGGTACGTTGTTCGCCTCGGCGATCACCTTCACCGCTTGGTCGGCGTTGATGCGCCGCAACACCGACATGTCGCCAGACGCCTGCGCGACCGGCAGGATCGCCTCGATGGTGCGCAGGATGCCGGCGGCTTCCTCGGCACGCATCAGCCGAGCGAGGGGGCCGGTGTACTTCGGCAGCACCTCACCACCGCTCATGACGTAGTCCATGAGTTGCGGGGGCGGCAGCGGCAATGCGCCGGCTGTAGACAGCAGGTCAAGTTCGCGATCGATGATCGGCCCGAGGAATTCAGACTGCTGGCGTCCCATCGTCGGCCCGAGCAGTGCGCCCTTCTCCTGCGCACGCTGCATGACCTCGGTCGCCGTCATCACCCGCGGGCTTTCGACGAGGATCTGGAACAACGTGACGAGGAACGAATCGTTCACCGCCTTGCGCTTCTGGTCGGACATCTCGATGCCGATCGGCAGATTGCCACCGGCTATCAGCGGCTGCACGAGCGGGGTTCCATCCTCGCGGAGATACCCGTAGTTGAGCGCATTCGGGCGCACGCTGAAGGCATTCAACGCGCCTTCCTCGGACAGGATCAGCGGCGGATCGACCATGCGGTGCGCCATGCGGAGCATGGTCTTTTCCATCTCCTGCAGACTCTTGATGTCGGCCAGCGCCTCCATCGCAGGGCTGCGACCGTAAATCTCACGCGGCCCGGTGACGTAGCGTCCGACGGCGTAGGGCATCGTCCGATAACCGGAGTCATCCAGCAGCACCTCGCCTTCACGCGAGACGTACCGCGACATGTACCGCATGCCTTCAGCACCAGCCATGCCCTCGCGATAATCGCCGTTCGGCTTGACGCAATGCACGAACTCGAACATGTCGTTGCCACGCGATGCTGCAGCCGACTTGATGCCGCGAGGCAGCTTTGCCTCCCATCCCGGGATCTGCATGGCCTGTCGCGCCGTGAGCTGAAAGCACCGATAGACCGTGTTGACGCGGCCAACGTGATCAAGGTCGATGACGAGCTCAGACAGAGCGATCGCACGGTATCGGAGCGTAACGCCTGGTATCTCGTCGATGAACAGCGCAGAGGTGCCGAACGCCCCGAGGCTCATGTAGCACTCGAAAGCCTGACTCGCAAAGTTCGCCGTCGGCGCGTATCGCTGCCGGAACAGCATGTCGCGAATCGCATCGCACCAGCGTTGCACCGCGACGTTATCGTCAAGCTCGGGAATGCCGGTATGCAGTCCGTGCCAGACCTGCGTGGCCGGCGTCAGCATCGAATCCATCGCAGCGGCAAACCGCGGCAGAGCACGCTGCGCCGTCGAGTCGAAGATCTTCTCTGACCGCTTCTCACCCGGCGTGCGCCAGCCTGTCATCTCGGCCAGACTCGGCCATACGCGCTCGGCGACTTCCTGCCAGTGCTGCTCCCAAGTGCCGCGAGCACCCTTCAGCCGGTCATAGCCTTGCAGGACATCATATGCGCGTGAGTCTGCCATGGCTTACCTCAGCGGAAACGCCGCAGTCGGCGCGGTAAAGTTGGCGGTGTAGCGGGCAACGCCTTTGGTGATGCGCAGGTCGTCGATGTAGCCGTTGAGCGCGCCTGTGCCATCCCGAAACGTCCCAACCCATGGAGCGCCCGTGCCAGCCAAATAGTTGTTGCTGTCGGTGTAGGTGCTGCCAATTTGAGTGCCGTCCAAAAACATTTTGGTGCTGGTGCCAGAACGCGATACTGCAACGTGGTACCAAGTATTGGTTGAGAGCGTGCCGCCACTTATTTGAGTTGCAGAGTTCACGTAATAAATAAGCGAGGTAGTATTGGTATAAATCAACGGGTACAGCCCGTTAGTGCCTGTCGGGCGTATGTCCACAAGCGATTGGTTGCCCGAGACCGATCCCAGTCGCAGCCAAAATTCGATGGTGAAGTCACCCGTTCCAAATGCGTAGAGATTGGATGTGCTGGGGTTGCTTGGCAGATAATCCCCCGTCCCGTCAAACGCAATGGACGACCCGCCCCACTTGCTCTGTGCCGTGCTGATCTGTGCATTGCCTACGGTCTCAAGGTTGTTCTTGGCAGTCGCGTCAAGGACACCTGCGTTGGTGAAGTTGAGCAGGAGCGAGGTGTTGGTGATCGCTGTGAGCGGTGCGGTCGGGACGGTAATGCTTGTGTTGCCAACACCGTAAACGTCCGTGCCTTTGACAAAGCGCAGGTTGGAGATGTAGCCATTCATCGGCCCACTTGAGCCGTCTTGGTTTAAGCCGCACCAAACCCTATCTCTTGTTGTCGGCAGGGTGTAGCCAACGGTACTAGTGCCTATGGACGTTCCGTTCAACCATACGCGAGTTGTGGTGCCGTTATAACCCACCGCAACGTGATGCCATGCGCCCGCAGCGGGAGAAGTTGTGGTTATGCTTGTCGGGCTACCGCTATTATTCCATTGCCAATAAAATGTGCCGGAAATAATTTGAAGATTGAACTGCGCTCCATCAACCGTTGACCACGAAGCCGCACCACCACCTCTGCTAAAGAAAGTCGCGCTTCCCGCAGTCGGCTGGTAAAACCAGCATTCCAATGTGAATGTTGAGTTGGTGTCAAACGTGTTGTTGTTGGTTACGGCAAGGTAATCCCCACTCCCATCAAAAGACCCACTCCCGCCGTTGGCGGCTGCGCTGTACGCAGTCCCAGAAGCGGGCGGAAACGGCGAGAACGTACCCTGCGTCGTGTTGCCGTTACGGGTAATCGTGAAGTTGTTGGTGGACGAGTCAAGGAACGTGTTGTTCTGCGCGCCGTTTGTGCCGTTACCGGGCAGGAGCAGCGTCGTAGACGAAAAGAACGGGTCGCCGGGGATAGGGCCAAACAGGCCAAACCCTCTAGCTGATGCAACGCCCCGTGTTCCAAGCAGCGGCATTAGGCAAACCTGGTCTGCGCGGCAAACACCGAAAAAGTCGCTGCTGCCGTCTTGATGATCGTGTACGAGTACACATCGACGCTTGAGGCGTTGCCCGAGGACGGGGCTGTGCCGCCCTGCCACCGCGTCGTAACGCCCGCTGTGGCACCGTCTACCTGCACCGTCGTGTTGTAGTAGGGCGTGGCGCCGTTGGTCACAAGGAAAGCGACCGTAATGGCCTGTCCTATGGCAAGAAGCGCATCAAGCGACGTACCGGCAGACCCACGGAAATTAACCGTCCAGTTAGCCGAAGCGTTGGAAGTGTAAAACAGTACCGACTGCGTGGTGACATCGTAGTTGATCGTTCCGGTCGCTGCCGTGGCCGATACCGTCACCGTCTCTGCGGCGTCGGTCAGGACTGCCCCAAGCGTGGAGGAAGTCCCGTTGAACGTCTGCGTGGCCGTGAACGTGGTTGCCGTGCCGGGGGCGACGTAATCCGTCCCTGCGGTCGCGGCAGAGAACGCCAGCGCCCCGTTGCCCTTCAGGATGCCGGTGACCGTAGATGCGCCTGTGCCGCCGTTAGGAACGGTCAGGACGGAAACCGTCGTGAGGTTCTTGGACGCATCGGTCAGCATCACACTTGAGGCCGTCTGCGTCGGCGCGTTAAGCGTCTGCACAGACAGCGTAGTCCCTAACTCCATCGTCATGTCCCGTGGGACGGAATAGCCGTCGCCTACGCCGGGGGCGCGTATCTGCGGTACGGACGTATCTAGGGCAAGGACTTCAAGATTAGCCATACTTACCTCACGCGGTCAGCGCGGCAACCTTCATCTGGAACGCTTTGACACGCTCGTCAAGGGCGGCGCGATCTTCTTCCAACTTGGCCTTGGCGGCAAACAGCGCGTCGGTGTCAGCCAACAGGCGAGTCTCACGATCCTGCAACGCCTTTTCCTGACGCTGAATGTCCTTGGCGCGGTTGTCCAACTGCGTAGACCGCTCGTTGTAGTCCTTGTCAAACACGCCGATCTTGTTGGCAAGACTGGCTTCGCGCTTGGCAAGTTCAACGTGGTGGTTGTGAGCTTCCTTCAACTGCTTCGTGGATTCGTCGATCTGCTTCTTGGCTTCGGCTTCTGCGTCGGCCTTGATCTTCTGCGCTTCAACGCGCAGCCGGTTGGAGTCCTCTACGGCACTCATGGCGCCCTGGCGCTTCTCCAGTTCGTCGCGCAACTGCGCAAGAGCCGCAAGGTCGCGGGGCAACTGCTTGGTGAAGTACCCAAGGTAGTCGATGTTTCCAGAAGGATTGGTGATGTCCATGACGGCCTCAGGCGTAGTAGGTGACGTTAAGCGCAGCGCCCGCCACGGTTTCGATAAACCGAATCTGCGTCAGGTCGCCGTCGTACTGAAGCGTGACACCCGCCGCGAGGGGCATTCCCGCCGAGGCGGTAGGGGCTACGCCGTCGTCGCGCCACCGCACCGATTGGGTCTGCGGGATGATGACCGCAAACGTGGGGCGGCAGGAAATGCCGTTAGCGTCAACGGTCGGGACAGTCAGCGCCGTGGATGCATTCAGCGAGGTGATCTGCTGATACCCCAAGCGGGTTGTGATGGTTTTGGACATACGGACTCCTTACGCGATTTGCAGCAACTTGG